TCCCCGATGACGGGGGACAGCACCGTTGACATCGACACGCTCGGTTCGTCCGACGTGATTGATATTGGAACCCGATTTACGGTCGTTGGTTCTAGTGAGACGTATTATGTCACCGACCAGAATGCGAATGAAAAGCAACTGGTGACGGTGGACGCGACGAGCGGACACTTTACGCTCGGCTTTGAAGGTTCGGTTGCTGATCCGATTTCGACGCAGACGACTGCTAACATTGCCTTTGATGCTGCCGCTTCCGCAGTCCAGTCCGCCCTTGAGGCTTTGACTGGAATTGCGTCTGGCGACGTGACGGTCACTGGCTCTGCTGGCGGTCCCTGGACGGTTGAGTTCAAGGGCCAGTACAAGAACTTGAATATGAAGCCTCTAGTTGGCGTGGACGTTGACCTTGCGGGTGGTGGTGATTCCATCACTGTTACTACGCCGCAAGCTGGTGGCGCGACGTGGCAACTGACGTTCACCCCATCGTTCCTGACTGCTGACGGTGTGCCGGCTAATGACGCCGCTATCACTTTCGCAGGACGGACTTTGGAAATCAAAATCGGGGATGGAAACCTTGACTATACTGAAAATCGGAACATGGATTATCGGCTTGATCGTGGCGAACTCGACACCGTTCGAGAAGGCGACGACGCTCCGATGGACGTGAAACTTGATTTCGTCTGGGAGTTTTTGACGGCTTCGTCCGACGACTCCACGCCGACAATCGAGGACGTTTTCAAGCATCGCGGCTTGGCGGCTGGTTGGGATTCTAGCGATTCCGATTCATGTGCGCCTTACGCGATTGATGTTGAAATCGAACACGAACCGCCATGCACCGGCGAACAACGGGAAATCATTCTCCTGCCTGATTTCCGTTGGGAATCCTTCGAGCATAATGCCAAGGATGCCCAAATCAGTGTGGCGGGCAAGTGCAACTCTAAAGAGGCCGTCGTCTCGCGGGCGGCGTAATAACCTATGGCGCAAATTGAACTTCGTCATGCGACCATCCGCATTGTTGACGGCTATAGCAACAGCGGTGCGGTCAATGACACGCCTGCTGACGGTGACACCACCTTGACGGTGGACGGAATCGTTGGCGCAATTCCGAAATATGCGAAAATGACCATCGCAGGTGCGAACGCGACGTATCGCGTGACGGCGACGGTGGAGACGATGGGCAACACCACGTCTGTCACCTTTGAGCCGGCCCTCGCCACTGCGGATGGTGTTCCGGTCGATGATGCTGTGATTACCTTCGGTGGACGGTTTGTCGAAGCCAAAATCGGCGACGGCAATCTCGACTACACCGAGAATCGCAACATGGATTACCGGCTGGACAAGGGCGAGCTTGATACGGTCCGTGAAGGCGATGACGCCCCGATGGACGTGAAGCTCGACTTCGTTTGGGAATTTCTGCGTGCATCCAGCGGCGACGAGCCGACCCTTGAGGACGCCCTCAAGCGGCGCGGCGAGGCCAGCGGCTGGACCTCCAGTGATTCTGATACGTGCGCTCCTTACGGCGTTGATATTGAAATCGAGCATGATCCGCCTTGCACCGGCGAGGATCGGGAATTCATTCTCTTGCCGGACTTCCGGTGGGAATCGCTCGAACACAACGCCAAAGACGCTCAGATCAGCGTTGCTGGTAAGTGCAACAGCAAGGAAGCTGTCGTTTCGCGTGCTGCCTAATTTGATTTTGAAATCAATCGCCGGGTCGGAACGTCCGGCCCGGCGGTTGGTTCTTCTTTCTCCGAGGAAGATACAATGAAACTGCATGGTGAAGTGGTCGAAGGACCAAATGTCGAAATCATCGTTATCCCGCGTGGTGGCAAGAAAAAGGACATTGTGTTCCAAGCCCAAGCGGTGATGAACCTTGACGAATTCAACAAGCTGTGCCCGGCACCATCGCCGCCAGCGAAGATCGGAAAGAACGGCAAGAAAGAGTATAACGTAAAGGACGCCAATTACGTTAAATCTCTCCAGGGGTGGGCTGAGAAGCAGACCGCCTGGATTGTCATTCAATCCCTCAAAGCCACGCCGGGTCTGACGTGGGACACGGTTGATGAAGGAAATCATCGGACGTGGATGAACTATCAGACGGAACTGAAAGCGTCCGGCTTTAATCACTTCGAGACGCAACGCATCGTCAACGGTGTGTTCGCCGCGAACTGCCTCAACGAAGCGCGAGTTGAGGAAGCCCGAAATGCTTTTCTACTTGGGCAGGAGGAACCAGCAAGCGATACCTCTGGCCCAAGCACCGAACAGGACTCTACGTCGTCTGGAAAATCTGCGAGCGATGGGGAATAGACCCACCGGAGTTTCCAAAGCGTAAGGACCGGATGCGGTGGGAGGATTTCACCGGACCGTTCCAGGCGTACCTGATCGCTTATGAGCAAACCCGCGACTATGAGGAAGCCGAGACAAACGCGAATATGGCGAAAGCCATGATGCCGCGTGGCGGTGGTAAAGGAAAAAAGTGATGCCAAAAATCACTGGAAGTATCGCCGAGCTTGTGCTGAACCTAGACGGGGTTCTCAAGGACTTGGATCGTCAATTGTCCGAAATTCTACGCGACGGTGCGACCGAGTGGGTTCGCACCGTCGCAGCGATTGTTCCAAACTGGTCCGGTATGAGCCGGGCCAGTTTGCAACCGCTGGCTGATTTGGTTGGAGTTTCAGTATTCGCCAGCCCTGTGGCTGGTGCGCCTAATCGAGTGGCTGAGGGTCGAGCGGCAGCAATTCCGCAACCCCGCTTGGTATTCAACGACAAAGGCCAGTATTTTTTCGAGTGGCACAGCCAAGTATTCCACTTCGTTTACAACGAAAACAATAACGCTAATCTGGTTGGGTTTCACCTGCGGAATCCTGGGCCGTATGAGTCAATGGCTCAGGCTGAGCAATCATTTTTCCGCACTGTGAACCCACGACTTCGGCAAGTGCAGATCGACCTTGATTCTAACATCAAGGTTATTCGTCACAAGTTTTAGGTGATTCATGTCTGGCGAACTAGGCTCAAAACTCGGATTTGACGTGAGTGACGCGATTTCGTCACTTCGCGCCCTCAAAACTGAGTTTGAGGGCTATTCTGCTAGTCTGTTGAAGTCTGCGGGAAGCACGGATAAGTTCAATGCTGAGCAAGAGGCGATCGACAAGATTCTTGTTAGCGCTGCGGCATCGGCTGAGAAGGCGGCGGGTGGTCTTAAAGAGTACCTCGCCGCGACGGGTCAAGCTGGTAAGGGCACAAGCACACTGACGCGGCAGATTGATGACCTAATCGGTCGCTTTAATCGCCTGAGCGTCGTGCAGAGTCAGAACGCTGCATCCGCCGGGCGGGGCGGCGTAGCCGGTGCCGGCCCGCTGACGAGTTTCGTGAACGACCGTGCCTCACGAATTCAACAGGAGGCAAATCGGTTACAGCAGGAAGCAGACCAGCGTTCGATTGCTACGTTCAATCAGAAGGTGCGATTCGAGAACACGCTGCTTGACGCGGAGCGTCAGAAAATCAAACTTCAAGACCAAGGCGCTACGCAACAGTTGCGTACTGCCTTTGGCAGACCGACCATTCCGTTAGGTGACGAGGCGAGCAAACAGGGCAAGACTGCGACGGGCGTGTTCAATGAGGTTGGCCTTTCCTATAAGGGCCTCCTGAAAATCTTCGCGACCCAGATTGCTTTCAGTGCCATTGGGCAGTTCGTCAGTGCCGCCAAAGAGGGCGTATCGGCCGCGATTGATTTTGAAACTCAATTGGGCCAGATTCAGACAATCAGTGAGGAATTTCGAACTCAAGGATTGAACGCCACGGCCGACGCCGTAAGAGAGTTATCCGACCAATTCGGTGCGCCCATTCAGGACGTTGCCGCTGGTTTGTATGAGTCTCTATCGAACCAAGTCGGCAACGCAACCGAGTCAGTCAACTTCCTAACTGAAGCGCTACGCTTCGGTAAGGGCGCTGTGACTAGCACGGCCGACAGCGTGGACTTGCTGTCAGGTATTATGAACGCTTACGGCTTTAGTGCCGCAAGTGCTGCAAGTATCAGCGATCAATTATTCGTTACAATTGATCGTGGTCGTGTGAAGGGTGAAGATTTAGCGAACACGTTTGGCCGTGTTGCTCCGCTGGCTGCTACGTTAGGCATCCAGTTGGGCGAGTTGAACACTGGCCTAGCTGAGTTGACGATCCAAGGTGTGAAGCCTTCGGACGCCTTGACTCAGTTGACGAACGTGATGCTGAAACTCATTAAGCCGACCGAGGACTTGCAGAAAGTCTTTGACAAGTTGGGCGTGTCCAGCGCTGAGGCTGGCATCGCTGCATTCGGCTTCGATGGGTTCATCCGAAAGGTCACGGCCGACGCTGATGGCTCCGCGACGGAGATTGGTAAGCTCTTTAATCAAATTCGTGGTACTCGCGGTGTCATCGGCATCGTGAGTCGAGATACGCAGAAGTATGCTGACACGCTGGCGGAAATTTCAAACGCCAGCCGGAACGCATCGAGGGCTATCGAGGCCAGTAATACTGTCCTTGCTACGCCCGGCCAGCAGTTGACGATTGAGTTGAATAAGGCGAAGAACTTCCTTATCAATGATTTCGGCCGCTCGGCCATCCAAGTGTTCAACGTCATCACGCAGAATATCATCAGTGCTAAGAACGCTCTGGTTTTGTTCTCTGGTGCGGTTATCTCACTTGGCACGGTGCTAGGTGCTGCTGGTTTGCTTACCCTGGTTGGCCAAGTCAATAATGGCCTCAAGGTGTTAGGCATCGGTATGCAGCTATCCGCAGCCAACACTTTGCTACTTCGTAATGCACTTGCTACGACCCTTCCGCTGTTGGCGACTGCGGCCATCGCGTTAGCTGGCGTCGTGGCAGTTAAGATATTCACTGATACGACCCCGTTCATTGAGCGGGCCAATGACGCTCTGCGGAAGTTCAACAACACTCTCGCAGAGAATGTCCGTGCCCAGGTCAAGGCGAGCGAGGCGAGCATTCAGGATCGGAAGGAAGGCGTATCGAAGCAGATTTCTGAGACGATACAATTCTTCCAGAAGATTCAGCAGGCCAATAACCGGCAAAGACAAGCTGCCTTTGATTTGCAAAATCAAATTACAGGCAACTTCAAGGACCAGTTGGACAAGCGAGAGAGCTTGCTGACGCAGTTCCTTAACAAGCTGGAGTCGGCCCAGAAGAATGCAGCCGCGAACATTCAGCGGCTCGGTGAGCAGAATTCCGAGAATCGGCTGAGTCAGCAGAATAATCGCTTCGAGCGTGACTTGAAGGGATTAGACCCTGACCAGCAAGCTAATCTGATTATCGCTCGCGTACAGCGGATTATGGCCGCTGCCCGCCAAGCGTTTGCCCAAGGGACTCCGCAAGGGACGGAGTTTGGAAACAAGCTGTTGCAGGATGCGTTCACTCTGGCTAATAGAGTGGCCGATCAGGACCAGACCCGCGCACGCGGCGAGGCCCTAATCAACAACTTGTTGAAAGAGCAAGATCGTATAACGCAGCAGCTTATTGGCCAAGAGCAGGCCAAAGCATCCGCTGCCGGCAAGGCTGAGGATTCAGTCAAGGCCACGATCCTTGAAACGAAACGTCAGATCGACGAATTCAATCAACTGCAAGAGCAACTGGCAAAAGGCATTAAGCCTGAAACCGGAGCGCCTCTTACGGATGAAGATATTGCGAAGATCAAGGTTAAGCTGGCAGGTCTTGGGGCGGCTATCACGGCCAACCTACAGAAAGTCGGCCAGACCAATATTCCGAAAATACTCGGTCTGCAAGACCTACAGCGTCAACTGCTTGAGCCGTTTGTTGATCCATTCACCAAACAACTCACTAGCTTAGATGCCGCTGCAAAGAACGCGATGACGCAAGTCCTCGCTACTTTGAACAAGGTCGCTGATGAGCAGCCGGTTGAAATCAAAATCTTATTCAAGGCTCTGACTGGTAAGGATATTACCGGCACGAACTTGGGTGAGGCTCAAAATCAGTTGGCGCAGGTTAGAAATAAGCTGCTGACCAACATCGAGAACGAAAAGAATCTCCCGAACCTCCAAGGTCAAGTTTCGTCGGCTGCGAATGCTCTTAATGAGTTCATTCAGGCCGCTATCAAGACCGGAGATTTCGCTGGTGGATTCCTGTCCCAAAGCCTTGGAAAATCAATTGCTGAGTTTGTCACCTTCCAAAAGGTTGGTGCCCAATCTAAGCAAGCGACCGAGAACTTCGGTGCAGCCCTACGTGATTTGCAAAATCGAGGCGTGCAGGCAGCACTCTCTGGCGATACCGCAACTCTGGAACAGGTTATTACCAAGTTCCGTGAGTTACAGGCAGGCGCTAAGGCTGCTCAAGATAATATCGGTAAAGGCCACGTGGCCGGCGATGGTATCTTTGCATCGCTTGGTGACGCCAACACGGCTAAGACGCTTGGTGACGCTTTTGGGAATGCAGCACAGCAATTGGAATTGCTGGCTAAAGCCCAAGCGAATCTAAAGCAGGCTCAAGGCCAGCAGACCCAGAACAATGCCCTTGAACAGGCATTCCAGCAAGGTGACGCGGCAGCTTTATTGCTGCTACGCACTATAGCTCAGGTCCAGCAGGCGAATCAGGAGGCAGCCGCGGCCTACGGTCGGACATTCACGCCCGTAATCGCGACAGCTACCACTGAGGCAAACACCTTAACGACCGATTTGCAGAGTGGGCTTGTGGGTGCTGCCAATTCCTTTGGCTCGGCATTCGCGGTTCAAATCCAAGAGGCGGAAGCGCAGTTGGCACAGCTTAAAGCTAGTGCGGCTGCGACGGCTCAGGGCAAGGCCCGCGGCGGTATAATCCATTTCTTTAACAAGGGTGGATTCGCTCCGCGTGGTACTGATACTGTGCCGGCCATGCTAACGCCGGGTGAATTTGTTGTCAATGCTGCTTCGACTCGTAAGTTCTATTCCGATCTAGTAGCGATCAATGCCGGTGTCCGGCCGGTATATCGGGCACAGGGTGGACCTGTGACTAACATTACCAACGTGGGTGATGTTAAAATCAATGTACCCGAATCCGCCGGTCGGGTGGACGGCCGTGTTCTCGCGAAAGAATTTCGCCGCGAGTTACGCCGTGGAACCATCAAACGATAAGGACAGTTCCTATGCTTAACCAATTCCGTAGGGCATTGGCCTGGGTTCAAACCCGACTGATGTTCTGGATCGCGGCTCGATTGGGTGTCGCGAGTTTCATGTTCTGCCGCGGGTCGTTCCACGTGGAACACTACCGGGCAGGCCAGCTATTAGGTCGCTTTCGTGTGCCAAACGGTATTACCGACGTAGGCATGAACACGCTGCTGGACGTAATGTTCCACGGCGTGTCAGCTATCACGACTTGGTATATCGGGTTGGTGAACAACAGCGGTTTTAGTTCGTTCGCAAATGCCGATACTATGGCCAGCCATTCGGGCTGGACCGAGTTCACCAGTTATGACGAGGCCAACCGCGTCACGTGGCCGGAGGATGCAGCGGCGACCCGCAGTATCTCCAATACGACCACGGCTGATTTTACAATCAGTGCGACTGGCACGCTGCATGGTATTTTCGTGACGAGCGACAATACCAAGAGCGGTACGACCGGCACGCTGTGGTCCACGGCAGCTTTCAGTTCCAACGTCAGTGTCGTGGACAACGACGTTATCAAGATTACCTACACGGTATCCGGGTAACATGAAGAACTGGATCAAAGGGGCAATCAAACGCCCCGGAGCGTTGAAGCGGGCTGCGGCCCGCCGAGGGACCACGGTTAGCGGCTTGCTTCGCAAGACGCCGGCCAATGCTTCGACTCGACTGAAACGGCAGATCGCACTCGCACGAACCCTTCGTCGCTTACGGAGTAAGTAACATGCGTTACACGGTAGTATCATTCTCGGTGGCAGCCACCCAAGCCGTCAACGATTTAATCACGTTGAGTGGCGTGGGCGTTGCCCTCGATAAGGCTATCGTGACCGATTGGGACGGCACGTATGCCAGGGTGAGTCTCATCTTTCAACATGAGTTCATCACAGCAAACTATGTCGTCACTTCTAACGTGTTCGACAGCGCGACTGGCCTGATTGTAAATGAGACGCCGAATCTGATTAAGCGGACTACCGACATGGACATTTATGTCCACAAGAGCCGCAAGGTCGATCTGGCGATAATTGGATTCTGATTTTGAAATCAAGCCGGGTGGTTGGTAATCAGCCACCCGGCTATTTTCTTTTGCGCCCTTCTGAGGGCGCGAAAGAAAATACAACCCCTTTGGAGTGGAGCCATGACTGCCCCATTACGCGAACAGTCCATTAACAATGGCACCACCACTCTGAACGGTGCCATTGACAGCAGCCAAACGTCCATCACCGTGACCAGTGGTGCGGTGTTTCCTGCGACGGGTAACTTCCGAATTAAGATCAGCAATGAAATTATGCTGGTCACAGCGCGGTCAACGAACGATCTAACTGTCGTTCGTGGCTATGAAGGCACGTCGGCAGCGAGCCACGGCGACCTAACTACGGCCACGCTGATTCTCACGGCAGACAGCCACGATCGGTTTGGCAAGGATAACCACGTACTCTGGGGTTATTCAAGCCTACCGCCATTGAACAAGTTGGTCGGCACTGATGGCTCGACGATTTTAACATCAAGTGACTTCACTTGGAATAATCAGGGCGGCGCTTCGGTAGCTGACGCCGGTGGTACGATAGCTCTACGAGCGCCGCCGTCCTCTGGTAACAACATTCGCACGTTGTACCGACCGACGCCGGCTCCATCGTGGACATTGATTGCAGCCATCAAGGCTGTGTGCTTTGCCGACGATGGCGGCACGCAGAATCCACAGATCGGTGTGGTACTAAGACAGTCAACCAGCAGTAAGCTATTCACGTTTGGGTTCAACCGCCAATCTACCGTGGCTATGCGGTTTGGTTTGGACAAGTGGACCAACGACACGTCATTCAGCAGCACGCCGTGGAAAGTAACCAACCCGGTCTTTCATGGTGAACTTGCTTGGTTCAAGATCACGGACAACAATACGAATCTTGTATTTTCCATCAGCAATGATGGATTGGAGTGGCATCAGATTTTCTCTGAGGCCCGCGGCACGTTCATGACACTGAATGGTGGCGTGACTGGACCGGATCAGTTTGGTATTTCGATCAACAATGGTGCCAACTCAAGTGGGTTGGATTCCATCAACCGGCTGGTTCACTGGCACACTGAGTAAGGATTAACCCTATGGCATTTACCGGAATGTTTGGAGACGGTGATGCCCTATTCAGTGATATTGAATTCGGCGCTGACCACGAAGCAAGTGGTGGCAACATTGATGTTAATGTCAGCAACACGATTACGCTGACTGACTTTGCTGATCCGCATATTTTCCAGCCCTTAGTGGCGGATACGCTGTCCATGACGGATAGCGTGCTAATGTATGGCGACCGACAGGTTGCGGCGTCTAACACGATTTCGCTGACCGATACCGGCAGACTGGCTGGTTTTCCCATCCACGTCTCGTCAGTATTGAGCATCACGGATTTAGTAACGCAGCAACTTCGTATTGAGCATGTAGCCGACACCTTAAATCTGACGCAAACGATTGGCGTTAGTGGCACTCGATCCTTCTCAACAAGTTCTCATGTCGATCTGACCGACACCGTTGATATTCATTTCGGTGTTGCGAATCAGATCATCGAGGACGTGCTGGACGGTGACGGTACGACGACTACTCTGTTACGTGACACAGTTAATCTGACTTGGGAATTGTCCCTCCAGAATACTTTGTCACTGACGGATAGCACCGCGAGAATTATCGCAGTACATGACGTACTGGCTCTAGCACAATCGGCTTCAACTGCCCGCGGAGGTTTGGACGAGGAAGATTCGCTGTTCCTTGAGGACACGGTTTTCGTCCAGGCGATTTACGGACGGACTGTTCCCGAAGCGCTAGACATTGAACAGGCCGTCACGTTCTTCATCGACGAGACTGGCAAGGAATGCCAGTACAATCCGTTCCTTGGTGAAGGCAGTCCGGTATCACCGACGCCGCCTACGCTTGGACACGCGACGTTGACGCTCACGTACCCATTCGTGTCGCCAACGACCACGCTTGTTTTGCGTAATCCTGATTTTGGAAATCAAGAGAGCCTCAGTTTTGATCGTATCGTCCGCACGACCCGCGGCGGCGACCTTGAAGTATTCGCCGATCCAGATTGGGCCAAGACGCAGACGCTCAAACTGACGGTGACTGACTTGACGGCTCAACAGGCAGAGGACTTTCTGACCTTGCTAGGTGACTCGCTCGGTTTGGAGATTGGTTTGCTTGATTGGGAAAATCGTCAGTGGAAGGGCATCATTACGACGCCCGATGCCGAAGTGACCAATAAGGGTCGCTGCAAGCGAGAGATTACGTTCGAGTTTGAGGGAGAACTGGTATGAGTCTGATTCTTCAAGCCCCGGTTCCGGGAATCAATACGACGACCGTGTTGCCGTCCCCTGGACTGGCGGACGTGAAGAAACGGCAGCATGAGCTAGTAATCTTCCGGTCTATTAACGGAACCAAGAAAACCAGTGTGAAGTCGAATCCACGGCGACAGCTTAACTTCGACTTCACGCTGGACCGGATGAAAGCTGAGGAACTCAAGCGATTCATACAGGCATTCTTTGCCTCAAAGATTCGCTTGACTGACTCAGAGGGCGACGTGTGGGAAGGCTATCTAACGGCCAACCCATTTGAATTCGCGCAGCCAAGCCGTAGCGGCTTAACGATACAGATTCAATTCGAAGGAACCCAGGTGTCATAATGCGAACCGTATCATCTGGCGCTTTAGCCAAGATTACCGGGCAAGCTGCTGAGCCGATTGTTACCTTCGAAATCCTTTGGGTCGAGGGCGGGCAACGGTACAAGTATGCTGACCGGGAATTTGCTCCCGGCATTCGTGGCCGCGTCCGCGAAGTCGGTAACATCGACGCCGTTGTGCAAGTTTCCAGCGGTGGCGACTCGCAAGAGATTGACGTTACGTTGTCTGATCTTGATGGTGAAATCAAAACCATCATGGACACGAACGACATTCATAAGCGGCCGTGTTGGGTCTATCAGTATTTCAATGGGCTGGACTACGACACTGACAAGTTCCTCTTGTTCAAGGGGTTCATCAGTAGTCCGCTAACGTGGAATGAGGCCGACCGCACTGTGAAGTTCACAGTGATTTCCAAAATCGAAGATACCCAAATCGGGTTTTCGATTGAGGAAGGTGACTTCATCGACCCACCCAAGGACTTGCTTGGTAAGCCGTGGCCGCTCTGCTTTGGAACAACGATCAACACGCCGACCGTCAAGGTGCAGGCGTTGCAGCAAGGGACGCTCGCACAGGGCGTAGGCATTCGTGACCCCACGCTTGTCACTCGTCTAGCGGCTGCGAAGTTGCTGACGTGTCCGAAGAACGAGAAGCAGATTCAGACTCAAGGTGTCATCGGCAACATTCCGGCCTACGACATTACGATCACCGGGGCTGTGACTGTCACGGTGTACGAGGCTGATCCATCCTGCATTGAGCATTTGTGCGAACAGGTAGAATCGCTACAATTGCAATACAACGAGCAGGGTGACTTCCAGTTCAATACCTTCACGGTGTACGGTGGTGAGAAGTTTCCGCAAGACAAACAGATCACCCTTGACATTAACGGCGGCAAGTTCTTCGGCAAGATGCACGGCAACGTGTTCACCGTAAGTGGCCGTCGCCATCCAAAGGTTCGGGCTGATGGCAGTCTCGATCTTGGGCCGGCGGAAAACACTATCAAAAGCCACTGCCCGGTTCCGCCGGGTGGTAGCGATACCGTCGCTGCGGCGATGAAAAAGTATTGGGGGTCGGACCGTAAGGCCACGACCATGCAGGAGGTTCACAATAGCATCGCCCTAATCAAAGCGGTGCCGCAGCAATCACAGGATCAAATCTTCGGTCAGATTCCTTCCCTGGATTTCTTCTGGGCGACTGGTGGATCGAAGGTTACGCTCGATAGCAAGTCGGAGGTTGTGTACATTACCAACCTGCTGCCGTCCACGATTCATCGTGTGGCGGCATATCGGCAAGTGACTCAAGGCCGAATCCTCTGCACCGTGCCGGCGTCGTACTACACGACACGGACTGTGAACTATACTGGCTATACCGCGGTCACGGAAGTCGTGTTCGATCGGTTCCTCAGCACCCGAAATGACGGATGGGAGGACGAGGTTTTCGTGGTCCAGACAAGTAGTGTCGGCCCTAATACGGTTGACATCATCCAATGGATCATCGAATTCTATACTGATTTTGAAATCGACACGACTTCATTCGATGCAGTCCGTGACCTGATTGACAACTACCCATCCCATTTTCCAATTCTTGACCGGCCGAACGTCGTCGAGGTTTTGCAAGATATTGCCTATCAGGCGAGATGCGCGCTATACCTCCGGGACGACAAGTTCTATATCAAGTATCTGGCTCTTGAGCCGGACTCGGATATGGACATTGACGTGCTGGACGACGCCGAAGCGAAATCATTTGAAATCTACCACACCGATACCGAGGACTTAGTTACTGAGTACACGGCGGAGTGGCAAGAGGATTACGCTGTTGATGCCCACGATCTTGTTATCCTGCGGCATAACATCAAGAAATACGGGACGCACAAGGACAACAAGTTTTTCTTCATCTACAACATCTTGGAGTTGGTGAGAAAAAGCGCTACGTTCTGGTTGATTCGAAAATCAATGACGTGGCGAAAGGTCCGATTTCGAACCCATTTCGATAAGCTGCAACTTGAAACCTTCGACTGTGCGACGATAGACCATCAGGCAATCTCTGATGATCCGGTCAAGTGCATATGCGAGAAGGCCGATTTTGATACTGAAAATCGACGGATGGAGTTTGAGTTCTGGACGCCGATACCTAGTGGAAGTCGTACACCGTATAACTTCGCATGGCCGGCGGACATAGAAGAAAAAGACCTATTCCCGTCGATTCAAGAACGACTGGACGGTATGGCCGGTAGCGGCGGTGGACCAAACTTCCACACGATCGCTCCGCCTAACCATCCTCTGACCAATCCGACGCCGCAAGAACAAGCCCAAGGCGGGTTCACGGTTCAGGACTGCGAAGATTTGCCAGGACCATTTGAGACGAGCAAGTGCCGACCTGACTTCGGCGACCCGAAACCTTCGGATCGTAACGATACGAAGCCGACACCCAAAAAGCCTCAAGACACTTCCGGCGAAATTCATGGTGGGACAAACCCTGTGAAGCCTGAGAAGTTCCTGATGATTGATTTGAAAAAGCAGACTGACAAGGCGAAAGACGACGCCAACTCTGCTCAGAATAACTCCAACAATGCTAACGACAATGCTGGAGGCGACCAGAACGAGACGCCGGACGTGACCGATAAGAAAAAGGACAAGGACGACCCGCGGAACAAACTGCCACGCAAGAAAGGTGGCAACTGCACCGTGCAGGTTCTTGTGCTTTATGTCATACCGACCGAAATCCACCGACGCCCTGGCGAGGACCCGTACTTCGGGGCCACTCCTGGCGACAGCGGTTTGATTGTGGACAAGATCGACACGCGGTTGGAAACAACCACGTACAACGGTATGGAAGCCGCAATCGCTGCCCGCGATGCAGTTCAGGCGGAGATTACTGCCCTGAACGACAGTTACGGCTACGTGGTCGGTACGGAAGCCCCATTCCAAGCAAGTCTAAGCGCTCCGGACCTTGGTACGGACCGCGAAGAATTCTTGGAGAATGGCGATCCGAACCCGAACTTCAACCAGCCATGCCAGCCATTGCCGGTTGATGAACAAGGGCCGACGGCATTTGTTAATGATGATTTCTCGACGCCAGATGACGACGTTCCAGACGACGGTTCGGAGGATTAGTCATGGACAGTGCATTCGCTTGGATTGGTCAGATAGTCGAGTGGTTTGGGAATTTTATTCCCAGACTCAAACTCGTCAGGCGAACGCACGGTGGCGTTAAATTTGTAGGATCGAAAGTTGTAGAACTGAAATCGGGCTGGCACTTCTACTGGCCGCTAACCACGGAAGTAGAAGTGCTGCCCGTTGTTCGGCAGACACACAACTTAGTTACGCAAACCCTGACGACGCAGGACGATCGTTCGGTTATCGTTGGGGCCGTTGTGATTTATGAAATCAATGACGTGATTGCTGCCAAAGGCAACAGTTGGGACATTGATGACACGGTGTCTGATATAACGCAGATGGCAGTAGTCAAGGTTGTGAACTCTTGGAACTACGCTGATTTGCGAAATCAATTGGCTGATAAGGTGGAGAATCAACTCAGCATCGAAACTCGGCGGCAGTTGAAGCCCTTTGGAATTCATGTGCTTCGCTGCGGCCTATCGGACTTCGCACCATGTCGAGTGATACGTCTAGTCAACGATGCAGAGGTTGTCAACCGTCATTAGACAACTCCACTCATGCTTTTGGACCGTCGAGGCGGCTCCCGGACGGAACCCTACTTTTCCGGAAAAGAGGGTGGGAGCCGCCTCCGGTTCCAGACGGGTTCAAGCGTGACCCGAATGATCCCTGGCATATGCTACCGCTCTGGCCGGGTTGTGAAATGAGAATGGCTATGCAGCATATCAAGCCATGCGGAAAGGTTGCTTTCTTGACAATATGCAACCACCCAGAGAGTCCCATGCGGCAGAAGGAAGTGACCATTTCGGTCTGCCAAGGTTGTCCATTAGCGCAAAAAGAAAGCCCGCCAAGGTCTTAGACCCGGCGGGCTTTGGATGATTTTGAAATCAAATTATGTATTCGGGAGGCTCTTGCTTCTCGTTCATGCCCACCGACGTGTGCATCATTAGCATCCTTCGATAGACCTCAGCGGTCTGGATGCAATCTTGCAAAGCGTCGTGGGCTTTTGCGTTGGGTACTCGGAAAACGGTTCCGCAATAGTTGAGGCTGACTTTGGGAATCGGAATTTTCTCTACATGCTGTTCGGCTCTATCGTTCAGGTACAAGGCTGCGGTCATCGAATCTCGGTAGTGATGATGGAAGAAATACTCGAAGGACTTTGGTCCGCCGAGCCACTCCATTATGAACTGCCGGTCGAATACCCAATTGTGTGCCAGAGGCATGAGTTTCTTGCCAACAGGCAGGTTCAATTTCTCGAACCATTCCTCGAACAGATCGGTGGCTTTCCACGGATCAATGCTCATGTTGATGATCTTGAGCGTGTCAAGTTTGGAAACCTGCATCGCTTGGTAGTCGATGTTCTCCGGCCGCTTAGGCTGCATGTTCATATAAAATGGCATGACAGTCTTGAGCGGCCTGATTTCGGAATCAAGCGGCAACACCGCAATCTGGATTACATCGTGCTTCGCCGGATCAAGTCCGGTCGTTTCAACGTCCACGGCACAGAGCAAGTTGCCGTTAAGGTGTATCATGGACGAGTGGGGGTTAGCCCCAAAGCGTCCCATTTATCACCTTATCGCCAATGTCCTTGATCTTGTCATGTAACGCCTTCAAGTCTCCATCGTTCTCGATGTACCCGTCCCATCCCTCGAAGCTATCGAGGGCTGAGTCCGATGCATCGTCCGACACCGGCACGCCGGGTCGTTTGATTTTGAACACGCGACCGCCGAGGTCTTGAATCTGCTTGACCTCGTTCGGGAATCGAACGTCCGTGATGATGATAAGGTCCGCGTTTGTTAAGGACCGGAGAGCAACGGCGATCCAAGTATCCGGGAATACTTCCCGCATCTTGTTGCCGACCTCGATCCAAATTTGTCGCGGTGTCTTACCAAGTTCCGGTA